GTTAGAGAATGGAATGGTTCATTTGTTCATTATACAGAGTTTGAACCAAAGCAACCACAATTAGAACCAAAACCAACAGGTGGGGACGGTGTTGCACTATTACAAGTAAGACCGGATAGAACAGAACCTGCTACAACTGTAAGAATAGTAGACAATGGTTTTGAAACATATGCTGCAGGATCAGGAATTATAAATGTATTTTCACCTGGACACGGTTTAACAGATTCAACAACATATAGATTTAGAGGACCACCAACTACTTCTGCAGGAAGTTCTTTTACTTATGCTAACCCACAAAGTTTTGATGGCATAACAGGAGCTAATATTGCAAAAGCAGCTGGATATACAATAAGAACAGGTAAATACAAAGCAGATTCAGATGGAGCCGGAACTGCCGGTAGAGATGCAAGAAGTGCTTATTTGACAGATAACTTTTTCTTTTTTACAGTCGACACAAATACTGCTACAACAGGTAATATAAAAGGAGGTGGATACGGTTGTTCAGTTGGACCCGTAACCATAGAAGCATAATGAATAAAATTTGGAATTGGATAAAAAATATTTTTAAACCTAAGAAACAAGATCCTCATCTTGAAATGTATGAAGAAACTGCAAAACAAAAAAAGATACGTTTAAAACATCAAGGAGATAATAAATAATGGCTGGGATAAGTTATTCAACTTTAGTTACACAGATAAGAAATTATACTGAAACAGATTCTAATGTTTTAACTACAGATATTTTAGAAAATATAATTTTAAATGCTCAATATAGAATAATGAGAGAAGTTCCGATTGATGCAGATAGACTTCAACAACAAGGTAATTTAGTTATAGGTCAAGAATCTATTAATGCTCCAGCAGGAGCATTGTTTATACGAGGTATTCAAGTTTATGATTCTACTTCGGTTATATCAGGACCTAATACTTGGCTAGAAAAAAAAGATGTAACCTACCTTCAAGAGTATGTATCTTCAACAGCTTCTGCTAAAAGAGGTAAGCCTAAATACTATTCTATGTATGGAGGAGCTACAGGAGATGCAGAAACTAATTCTGGAAGAATGTTTCTTGCTCCAGTTCCTGATGCAACATACAAATTTAGAGTTCACTACAATAAAGCGCCAGCTACTTTAGAGTCTGGAAACACTACAAATTATATAAGTTTAAATTTTCCAAATGGTCTTTTATACTGTTGTTTATCAGAAACTTATGGATTTTTAAAAGGTCCAATAGATATGTTGACACTATACGAAAATAAGTATAAACAAGAGGTACAAAAGTTTGCTAATGAGCAAGTTGGAAGAAGACGAAGAGATGACTACACAGATGGCGCTATTCGAATACCAGTAAACTCAGCAAACCCATAGGAGATAAAATATTATGGCAATATCATCGGCAATTTGTAACAGCTTTAAACAAGAAATTTTAGTTGGTACACACAATTTTACAGCGTCAAGTGGTAATACTTTTAAGATAGCTTTGTTTACAAGCTCAGCATCTTTAGGTGCAGGTACAACAGCTTACTCTACATCAAATGAAATTTCTAACACATCTGGATCAGCTTATAGCGCAGGTGGTGCAACATTAACAAGTGTAACTCCAGCATTAGATTCATCAACTGCGGTTTGTGATTTTGCGGATGTTAGTTATACTTCTGCATCCTTTACAGCAAACGGTGCATTAATTTATAATGATACACAATCCGATAAAGCTGTGGCAGTTATTGCTTTCGGTGGTGATAAAACAGTTTCTTCTGGAACTTTCACAATTCAATTTCCAACAGCAGACGCATCTAACGCAATAATCCGTATAGCATAAGGAGGAACTCCTTATGGCCAATTCTTGGAACGAATCCGGCACAACCTGGAGCACAGGCCGTTGGGGTACAACCGATGTTATCTCAAGTGGTTGGGGTGCTGATTCTTGGAATACTGGTGGTTCATGGGGACAAGCTACTGATGAACTAGTTGTTTTAACAGGAGTATCTGCAACTACTTCTATTGGAGATGTAATTTCAGGAGCTAATCAAGGTTGGGGTAGAGCCGGTTGGAGTGAAGAACCTTATGGAGAAAGTGATAATCCAGTTGTTACATTAACAGGTCTATCCGCAACAACTTCTTTAGGTAATTTAGAAGCCTTTAATGAAACAGGTTGGGGAAGAATTTCTTGGGGAATTGCTGATTGGGGCGAAGGTAGAGATGAAACTGTTTCTGTTTCAGGTCAATCTGCAACTTCATCAGTAGGTTCTATTATTCCAGCAATAGGAGTCCCATTAACAGGTCAATCTGCAACATCTTCTGTAGGATCAATTAGCCCTGCAGATGTAGTAGGACTAACAGGTGTATCGGCTGATTTTGCAACACCAACAATGTCCTATGTTGGAACTTTGGTTGGTTGGGGTAGAGATGCATGGGGAGATAATTCTTGGGGAGAATCTCCAAATCAAGTTATAACTTTAGTTGGAAGAGAAACAACAGCTAGTGTCGGTTCTCCTACTTTAAAATTTGCATATGAACTAACAGGTCAAGCAGCAACAACAAGTGTTGGAAGTGTTAGTTTTGTAATTAGTCCAACAGTTAGTCTTGATGGACAAGAAGCAACTTTAAGTTTAGGAGATATAGGATTAGAGTTTGGTGCTAGCACTAAACCAGTAACAGGTTCTGCAGCCACAACAAGTGTAGGAACTTTAGGATTAGAATTTGGTCCGAGTGCCATTACAGGTGTTTCTGCAACAACCGGTGTTGGAGAAGTTACAATAGCTAATGTTGAATTAATAGACGTCTCAGGAGTATCTGCAACTACTTCACTAGGATCTATAGTGTTAGAAATAGGTGTTCCATTAACAGGAGTCAGTGCTTCTTTTTCTGTAGGATCTTTAACTTTAGATGATATAATTGTTGGTTTAACAACAGATAGTATAACTTCTAGTGTAGGATTACTTGGAATAGAGTCATACGCAAACATTGACACAGGATCAAATACATCGTATACAACTGTTGCAACAGGATCAAATACGAGTTATAATAACGTTGCATAGGAGATAAAATTTATGGCATCAACATACACACCTCTAGGTATAGAGCTTCAAGCAACCGGTGAAAACGCTGGAACTTGGGGAACAAAAACAAACACTAATTTAAGTATAATTGAACAAATTTCTGGTGGTTACTCTGCTCAATCAATAGCGGGCGGTGCACAAACTACAACTCTTTCAGTTTCGGATGGAGCAACAGGTGCTGTAATGTCTCATAGAATGATTGAGTTTACAGGAACTATTTCTGGAAACCAAATAGTAACTATTCCTTTAGACGCACAAAATTTTTATTTTTTAAGAAATTCAACATCAGGTGCTCACACAGTTCAATTTAAATATGCTTCTGGTTCAGGAGATTCATTTACTTTTTCTGCAACAGATAAAGGTGATCAAGTAGTATTTGCT